TTCCGCGCTGGTATATGCCTCCTTCGGGCGCAACGAAAATCTGGCGGATTTGAGTCCCGAACCTGGTTTGCCGCTGCTGTGGGCGCTGGATTTCAACGTGGATCCAATGAGCTCGCTGGTCGCGCAATCGATCCGCGGCAAGGTGCGGGTGCTGGATGAAATCGTGCTCCGGCACGCCACCACGGCGGAGGCCTGCGAGAGATTTTTGGAACGATTTCCCAAAAGCCCGGCCGGGATCGTGATCTACGGAGACGCTTCGGGGAACCAGCGACAGACGACCGGAGCTTCGGACTACGACATGATCCGCGACTACTTCCGGGTGCACTCCACCATCCTGGTGACGTACAAGGTGCCGAGCAGTAATCCGAGCGTGCGGGAACGAGTCAACCTGACCAACTCCAGGCTGCGATCGGCCGCCGGCGACATCGGGCTGCTGGTGGATCACAAGTGCAAGGAACTGATCATGGATTTCGAGCAGGTGTCTTTCAAGGCCAACACCTACCAGATCGACAAGGACCGCGACCGGCTGAGAACGCACCTGTCCGACGCGCTGGGGTATCTGCTCTGGCAGGAATGCTTGCCGGCCAAGACTGTCGGAGAGCAAGGGGAGCGAATTTTTCCATGAAGAACATCGACCGGGAACATCCCGAGTACATCGCGCGCAAGGCGATGTGGAAGCAGTACAAAGACCTCTACGCAGGCGGCGAGCAATTGCGCTCGGCCGCCTCGGAATACCTGGTGCGGCGGCACAAGGAGCCGGGCACAATCTACCAGGAACGGCTCAGCCGCGTGTTCTACGAGAACTACATCGGGTCGATTGTCGACTGGTATGCGGCGACGCTGATGCGGCGCGAGCCGGTCCTGATGATGGAAGGAAGCGACGCCGGCGCCAGGAGCTTCTACACCGCGCTGGCGGACGATTGCGATTTGAAGGGGACCACCCTCAGCGAGTTTTTCCGCCAACGGTTCATCCAGACCATGGTATGCGGCGGCAGCTTCATCGTGGTGGACTTTCCGCGCATTGGCACGGGGGGCGCCCCCGCTCCACTGACGCGGGCGGAAGAGGACGCTTCGGGACGATCGCGAGCCTATCTGGTGGACTACGGGGCGGATGAGGTCATCAACTGGAACTACGACCCATCGGGCGGGCTGGAGTGGGCGGTGATCCGCACGTCCTGCCTGCAACAATCCAACATCGCGGATGCGAAATGGGAGCGGGAAATGCGCTGGATCTACTACGACCGCGAGAACTTCCGGATGTACCGCCAGGCGGGCGAGTCGAGCCCCATCGAGCTGATGGCCGAGGGGCGGCATGGGCTGGCGTCGCTGCGGCGGGTGCCCATGTTCCAGATGAAGGTGTCGGAGGGGCTGTGGCTGCTGAACAAGGCCGCGCTTCTGCAACTGGAACACTTCAACAAGTCCAACGCGCTTTCGTGGGCGCTGACCATGGGCCTGTTCGCCAGTCCGGTAGTCTATTCGGACCGGGAGTTCAAACAAATTGTCGGCGAGTCCTATTACATCCAGCTCGGGAAGGACGACCGGTTCGGATGGACGGAGCCGGAGGGAAAGGTCTATCAGATCGCGGCCGACAACCTGGTCCAGTTGAAGGACGAAATCTACCGCGTCTGCTACCTGACGATGCAGGCCGGAGAATCGAGCACCGGAGGCCAGCGGCAGTCGGCGATGAGCAAGCAGTTGGACTTCAACACCACGCAAGAGGTGCTGCGCGGGTACGGCGATGCCGTGAAAGACACCATGAAGCAGGTTTTGTGGGCCATCGCGGCCGCGCGGCAGGACGGAATCTCGATCGGCGTCTCAGGGCTGGACGAGTTCGACATCAACGATCTCGGAGGGGAGCTGGACGACGCCAAGAAACTGCTGGATCTGGGGATCGGCTCGGAGACGTTGAAGAAGCAGGTATTCAAGAGGCTGGCCTTGAAGTACCTGAGCGATGCGCGGCAGGAAGTCAAGAACCAGGTGGCGGAAGAGATCGATCGGATGAAGTACACAGAGGGAATTTCTTAGGAGGCATATGGAAGGCATCGACGTTCAAGCGATCGTGCGGCAGGCGATCGAGGAGTTCGCGACCAACGAGCAGTCCAAGAATGAGCCGGCTTACAAGGCGGAACTGCAGGAGGAGCGCAAGCGCCGGGAGCAACTGGAGCGCAGGCTGAACGAGCTGGTGGCGGAGAACAAGCGCAGCCGCCAGATCGCCGCGGAAGCGGAGCGAAGCTCGGCCGTGAGAGCCGAGCTGCAGCGGCTGGGCGTAGGCAAGATCGACCTTGCGTTCAAGGCGGTGCAGGACGGGATCGTGCGAACCGAGGACGGGCGGCTGGTGGCCCGGAGCGAGGCCGGCGAAACGCCGTTGAAAGAACACCTGGCGGCGTTCGTGAATGAGAATCCGGAGTTTCTGCCGGCTCGCATTGCGGGAGGAACGGGGATGACCGCGACCTTCAAAGCGCCATCAACGGGCAGAGAAACGGTGAGCATCGAACAGATCCGCCCGGGCATGAGCGCGGAAGAGATGCAGCGGGTACGAGAGGAAATCGTGCGCGTGGCGTCGCAGACCCTTCGGGGCCTGTAGTAACAACCGGCCCCGACACACGCGGCCGGCAAAAACAATCAAGTCAAGGAGAACGAATGGCAGCTATTACCTCAACTAACGTCGCAAGTGCGATTGTCAAGCTGGTGGCGGCGGACGCATTGCCGGTGCTGGTCGGGAACCTCGTAATGGGGAACCTGGTGAATCGCGATTACGAGCCGGTGCTGGCAAATGCCGGCGACACAGTAAACGTACCGATACCCCCGACGATGGTGGCCAACAACATCCTCGAGGGTTACACGGTGCAGACGCAAAACCCCAGTCTGGGAAACGCGCAGATCGTGCTCAATACACACGTGGAAGCGACTTTCCAGATTCCGGACGTGACCAAGGTGCTGGCGGTTCCCGACCTGCTGAAGATCTACATGCAGCCGTCGGTGGCCGCCATCGCGCAGAGAATCGAGACCGACCTTCTGAGCCTGTACGCCGGTTTCTCCACCACGGTGGGAACGGCAGCGACGCCGATCACGGAAGCCGTGATCGACGCGGCGGAGACAGCGCTGTTCCTGGCGAAGGTGCCGCCGCAAGAGCAGAAGTTCATTGTGGTGGACGCGGCGACCTATTCGACCTGGCGGCAGATTCCGCGCTTCAGCGAATTCCAGACCGCGGGCGACGCAGGCCTTCACGCGATCGTCGAAGGCACCATCGGGAAGGTCAAAGACTTCTTCGTCTTCCGCTCGCAGTTCGTACAGAAGACGGGCACCAACACGGTGACGACCCACAACATGGCGTTCGCCAAGGACGCCCTCGGCCTGGTGATCCGGCGGCTGCCGCAGCCGCTGCCCGGAACCGGCGCCATCGCGGAATACGCGGAGTTGGGCAACTTCGGTATGCGCGTGGTGATGAGCTACCAGCCGAATACGCTGGCGCAGCAGTTCACGGTGGACGTGCTGTACGGCTGTGGCGTCCTGCGCAACAGCTCGGGCGTGCAAGTCAACACCTAGCTTTCAGCTCTCAGCGATCAGCGATCAGCGGTAGCCGCGCAGGTGTTGCTGAAAGCTGACCGCTGCCGGCTGAAGGCTTTTTGGGGGGCGAGCTACGCCTCGCCCCTGTTTCATTCGGGAGGAATCGATGGATCTGAAGCTCTATTACCAGAAGATTCGCGACATGGAATCAAAGATTACGGAGACGTTTCCGGTCGTGGTGAGCAATGAGACGGCGGACGGCGGAAAGCCGGGAGTCCTGACGGAAGTGACGCCCGGAATCGCCGCCAAGATGCTGGTGGAAGGCGTCGCGCGCCTGGCTACCGCCGAGGAAGCGATGGCGTTCCAGGCGGTGCAAGCGGAAGCCAAGCGGGTAGCCGATCAGGCGGCGGCGGCGGCCAAAGTGCAGTTCACAGTGCTGTCGGCCACGGAACTGAACAGGCTGAAGGGCGCTTCGAAGTCCTCGAAAGACTAGGCGAACAACCATGGCTCTGTTCATAGACGGTCCCGCTTCGTCGATGGAAGACCTGGCGGCGCACGACTCGCAACTTCTCGACGTGGCCAGCGTCGAGGGAATCGATGTGAGCCAGAAACTGGCTCTGGCCCAGGACGAACTCACCCTGGAGCTGAACGCGCTCTTGACCCGGTTGAGCTACGTGGACCAGTTGTTCTGGCTTGCGCCTCAGCCGCACATCGGCAGCGTGGTGGTGACGCCGGCGCTGAAGCTGTGGCACACATTTCGCAGTCTGGAAATGGTGTACAGCGACGCGTACAACAGCCAGTTGAACGACCGCTACGCGGGCAAGCGCGACCAGTTCCACTTAAGCGCGAAGTGGGCGTACGAGACGCTGGTTCTGGCCGGTATCGGCGTGGCGTCGGTCCCGGTGCCGCAAGCGGCGACTCCAACAGTGACGGCAGCGGCGGCCCCGGCGTCGGGCACTCCGCTGCCGGACGGAACTTACTACGTGACTGTGGCCTGGGTCAACTCCGCGGGCGAAGAAGGGGCGTGCGCCCTGCCGGCAACCGTCACGACCTCGGGAAGCTCGCTGCTGGTCCAGCCGGCAGGCGCTCCGCCCAAAACCGCGGCGGGGTGGAACGTCTATGTAGGCGCCGGTCCCGATTCGATGGCGGTGCAAAACGGATCGCCTATCGCCACCGTGCAGACGTGGTTGCAGCCGGCGGCTGTGGCGGCGGGGCGGCCGCCGGGAGCAGGGCAACTCCCCACCTATCTGAAGCCGGTTCCACGGGTGATCCAGAGGGGCTAATGACGGCGACGATCGGAAGCGCAACAACGGCCCAGGTGATGCAACTCATCACCGGCGCCA